CCAGCCTCCCAATCAAACCGTTGATCATTGCTAAAGTGGACAAGGGCAACAGACTGAATACGAGGGTAGACCTCCTTCACCAAGAAATTCTGGTCAATTCCAAACCCTTCGACCGCAGATGGGTCGCCGCTCCCCGCAAAGATGGGCGTCCATCCATCGAACAACGCACGCATTGATTGTCCCAAGACACCCTTGCGCAGCCCCCACATTCCTGCCGCGATACCCGTACTGTGTTCTGGATGGTCCCGAATGATGTGGGCCCCATATCGTGTCGTAAGGAATCCGTCAATTGCCCATCGATCCTTCCAGTGAACACGGCTGTCCGCGTCGCGACAGAAGCAAACCTCCACATCAGGTTCGTCAATCGCAAAGAATCGATGTACTGTGTTCTTGAATCCCACGATCCCCGTGTCGCGCACACGAATGGCGGGGTCTCGCAGAAGGTACGATCTGTATCCAGGCTCGGTATCGGCCCCCAAATAGACATAGATCACCCACCCAGGATAGTGGGACTTGATCATGTCTATGTTTTCCAGTAATCCATGGTGGTATAACACGCTAGTCTCCCCAAAGAGACAGAATGAAAAGGCGTTCACCATCTTCTTTCCTGTAGGCAAGAAACGATAAAGTCGTTAATATCCTTATGTTCGGAATACGGCCGCAGGCAGTGGTAGTCGCAGATATACCCTGCCAGGATGGTGTTCCTCAATTGCACTCGGTTGGCAAAGTTCCACGGATGGATGCGATCAAGACGAGTGAACTGGGTGATAGAGTCATTCAGTACCACCTTGTGTCCCGTCCACTGATCAAAGATCTGCTTGAACTTGACCTGGTCCGTACCCCATCCTACGCCACCATGCTGACCATCGTACCCAGTGCCCTCGTACCATCGCTTCAGCACCGTCTCCGTCGGCTCCGACCCGAACATCGACGACCACACGGACGGATGGGCCACATTGTAGCACATGGCAATCTCTCCTGGGAAGCAGACATCACGATACACCACAAAAGCGTCCGTCTGCACACTCTCGACCGACTCCACGTAATACCGACGGTTTCCGGGCAGCATGTCCATGTCGGTGATCAGAACACCCTCATCGCGCGTGACTTCGCGAGGATACAGGAGACGAATACACTGCGCCTGAAAGGCAGTCAGCAGTCCAGGGATGGGCTTCGACAGAACCAGATGCTCGGCCCACGGCCGCAGAGACGCTGGAATCTCATCGGCAACCACTACGATACGCACGTCGGCCTCGGGGACCACAGCCTTCCATGCCTTGACAAAGTTGGGAATAAAGTCGGAATACAGTGGGTTCAGATCGGTGGCCGTTACGATGGTTCCGATCTTCATTGCTTTAGGTCCTTGATGTGATTTTCAACAAAACTCCGCGACCTGCGGATATTGACGTAGTCGACGTTCTCCTGCACCAAGTCAGAGTACGATGGAATCTGCGTCGCCAAGTAAGGATAGGTGTAGACGATGTTCCACTGGCTCTGGACGGCGTCGATCAGGATACCAGGCTCAACGGCCAACACCTTGTCGTACACTCGGTCGCCGTACAGAATGCAGTGGCCAGTGTAGACCTTGGGAGACGTCAGGAAGTACATTTGCTTGAACGTCTCGCAGGTGGTGATGACGAGTGGGTCAATGTTCCCGCAGCCATTGACAATCTCCACCTCGGGATGGGTTGTGTAGTACTCGATCATTGTCTCGAATGCCTGTCGTAGCTGGCTATCTGGCAGCCAAAAGTCGCAGTCATCCTCCAACACAATCACATACGGCCACCCCGCATCCTTCGCTATCTGCACACACTTCTTATGCGACAGTTGGCATCCCAGGTAGGACGTTGGATCGTAGACACCGTCGACGTAGTGGATCTTCACCGACGGGTACTTGGCCTGCATAGCGTCCATATGCGAACGGCGGTCCTTGCGATGGGGAAGGTGAATACAATACAGGTCAATAGGGAGTACGTCTTCCACTTCGCATGTCTGAACGCCTGGGAAGTACAGCCCTTCATACTTGTGCTTGGCCGATGCATTCACCCAACGGCTCGGAAAGATAATGGTGCGGTTGCGGTTCAGCCAAGCACCCCACCAGGAGAAGGTCGAATTGGCACAGATGGCACCCGCGCACTTGCTCATTAACGTCAGGCTGTCGAGCTCGTTCTCACGAATGATGGTGTAGTCCAGCCCCTCCAGCCACGGCCGCGTCAGCAGGTACGGTTCGTCATTGGTAAAGATCGCAAAGGAGGCCCCAGGGAACTTGGCAATTGCGCGAGCGTAATACTTATCTAGATTCACATCTAAATCCGCGTTTCCAGAGTAATCACCACCGCGCACGTGAATGAAGACCTTTGACTCAATGTCGGGGTACTTTGCCAGCACCTCTGTCGGAAGCACGATAGTATCGGCAAAGTCGTCGGCCACATAGCGATAGTCCTGGAAGTAGCCCGTGAACAACGTTGATGTGGCCTTGCTAAGGATTGGAACCCAGTCGATGTACGCCATACTGATTCGGTACTCGTCGGCGTAGGTGTCGAACCGACCCGTGCTCAGTTTCGCCCACTTGGAGAATATCGTGTCCCAATACGACAAGCTAGAATGGGGGGACTGAAACCCAGGGTTTACAAGTCGAGTGACCCTGCCCGTCGCCGTTGTAAGATGCTGAAGACCTGCGAACTGAAACAGTTGATTCCCTAGACCACCCATGAGGTTCACACCCACCATGTGCCTGTTGTCGTCATACCAGACCTTGTTCAGCGTCCGTTTCATCCAGAAATTCCCACACTCCTTGAGGTGGCATCGAGTCGCAAAGTCGTAGAACCCGATGTGCAGGCGGGAGAAGTCATAGACTTTCTCCAGCATCTCTGGATATACTCGCTCGAGGTATGCGGGCGTGATTTCGGAGTAGTCGTCGGTCCACAGCACAGGGCACCCTGCATATTTGGCTTCAGTCAACGGATTTCGCTCGATAATCGGAATACATCCCGCCATCAGGGCCTCGTAATGGCGGTGACAGTCAATTCCATTACCCTCGGGAGACACGACGAACTTGTAGCACGGAAGGTCCTGAAAGTATGTAGACGTATATCCATTCTGGATTCCGTTCATAGCCAGCGTCGCAAGGATTGATTGGCGGTTCTTCCCCGAAGGACGACGACGTTGGTCCGTCTCGGCTCCGAGTGCGCACAGAACTACCTTGTCGTGAGGGCCCACCTGTAACTGGCGGTTCAATTGAACCTTACCGTACGTGAACTGCATTCCAATGGGGAAGGGCATCCATGCATCGTCCGCATTCATGGAGGATGCCTGCACGATACACGTGGACTCGTCCTTATACGTTGCCTGCCAGTCGCTAAGGGTCATCTGCTTGATAATGTCCGCAGTGGGCTTGGGGAAAAAGCGCTCCATCAAACGGTCATAGACCCCGCGACTCCGTTCAACGGACTCCAGATACCAGGACCCCCCGTGCACGCGGTGTTCATAGACCATTCCGGGTACAACCACCAGCGTTGCGTTCTTCACAAACAGCGAGAACAATGAAAAGTAGAGGGCATCGTGCGCACCATCTGCGTCAACACACCACGGCGTATCCTCCATGAGCTTGTACGTCGCAAGGAATGCCCTCGGGACAATCATGTTCATCGTATTCAAACACGCATTGATGTCGGGGTAGTGAAGGTGTATTGTGCGACGGTCGAGTTGCTTCCCAATGAACCGAGTGTAGTTGAAGCTGGGCATGGCAAAGCACGGAAGGAAGACCGTGTTTAGTGGAGACGTGTTTGCCGCGATATACGCCTTGAACGCCTCGAAGTACGGGATGCCTGCAAAGTTGTCGCTGTCCAAGATAGCCACATAGTCGGAGGTTGCATAGGATGCTGCCCGCTGCTTGTTCGCAATGGCGCCGAGGCGCCGCTCGTTCTGAAACACGCGCAGCTTGGGGTGTGTGAATGCAGCCGTAATCGCAGAGTAATCTTCACCCGTCTCGTCGGTGACGATAAGTTCAGTGATGTGGGGATTCTCCAAGTACTTGGGAATTGACTCGCGAAGGAAGTTAAACCTTCGCATGGTCGGAATGCACACACTGATGCTCATTTGTAGATTTCGTGGGCGTCGTTCTAAGTCGTTTAGAACGAACTCGGGTTCAAGCACAAATGCTGATTCCCCTCCGCGACCTTGTCCAGAAGTACGGCCTGAAGATTACGGGTGTTCTCCACGTGGGTGCACACACGGGGGAAGAGAACGGCGCATACCTTGTCGAGGGTGTTCCGCAGGAGGATATCCACTGGGTAGAGGCCATTCCCGAACTCTGCGCGGACCTGTCCAAGCGGCTCCCGAACGTGATTCAGGGCGTCGTCTCTGACAAGGTGGAGATGGTGGAGTTCAAGATTACGAACAACTTCCAGTCGAGCTCAATTCTTGAACTGAAGACCCATCTGGAGGCGCACCCGAGTATCAACGTAGTCAAGCGCGTGTGGGCGAACACCACGACTCTGGACACCATCGTCAAGGAGCGGACCATTCGGGCCAATTTCCTGAACATGGACATTCAGGGGGCCGAGCTCAAGTGTCTGCAGGGGTTTGAGGACGGACTCAAGATGGTTGACTACATCTACACGGAGGTCAATGTCAAGGAGTTGTATGCAGGGTGCGCCCAGCTCCATGAGTTGGACTCTTGGCTGGGCGCCCGCGGCTTCAAGCGCGTTGAGATCTCCATGACTGGGTGGGGGTGGGGCGATGCACTATACACGCGTTGAGTACAATGCAATAATACTCAGACCAAACGATAAAGTATGTCGCTCCGTGTCTTCGCAGTCGCAACCGACCTGTCGCGTGCACAACATCACAAGAAGACGGCAGACCACTTTGGGTATACTTTTGAGTACATAGTCCCTACATATAGTCTCACGGCGTGGAAACGAATTGAGACATACATAGACTACCTCAGCAAACTGGCCGACGATGATATTGTTCTCTGCACGGACACATATGACGTGTTGCTCAATCAACCGCCCGCCGTGTTGCTTGAACGCTTCCATGCAGCCAAGTGCGACGTTCTTCTGAGCGGTGAGCTCAACTGCTTTCCACCTGCCATGTATGCCAATTGGAACGGCGTTGAGAAGCAGAGAATACAACTGTATCCGAATGGCGGCGTGTACATGGGAACACGCCAAGGACTCCTGTACATGTTGACCCAGTGGAAGCCCCTGTCTGAAGTCAGGGAGCTTATGACTTCGGAACATGTTCTTGACCAAGGGTTTCTTCACCTCTTTTACATTGCTCACCGCGACACATCCCGCGTGAAGATAGACGATGGTTCAGTCTTCCAGTCTATGCACCAAGTGTCGTGGTATGACTTTATGGTTCGTCGCGGCCAGATATATAACATAGCGCTGGATAAGACACCGTGCCTCGTTCACTTCAATGGAGGAGTCTGGGAGAAGAACGATGGCACTGACATTCAGGCTGTGCTCGTTGAACGAATGCTCAAGGGGTCTGAAATCGAAATGCTCATAGACCAGAAACAGAAACAAGTGTCGACGTGGGGATACTTGCCACAGAAGTGATTTATATGCCACTATACCAAAGCACCATGGACAAGAAAATCTGGTACGCACCCAACGGATTCGAGGCGTATGGAGAGGAGGAGATACAGGCAGTGAACACGTGTCTCCGCGAGGCATGGCTGGCTGGTAACGGCAAATACACCACTGAGTTCGAGAAGCAGGTCGCATCGTATTTTGGTAAGAAGCACGGCCTGTTCGTGAACTCGGGTTCCTCGGCGTGCCTCCTTGCTCTCGCGTCCTTGAACCTTCCCGTTGGGGCCGAGGTCATCACGCCCGCGTGTACCTTCTCCACCACCGTGGCCCCGATTGTTCAGCTTGGATACAAGCCAGTGTTTTGCGACGTGGAGCTGTCCACCTACGTTGCGTCGGTCGATTCGGTCATTGCATGCATCACGCCCGTAACTCGCGTCATTATGCTTCCCAACCTCATTGGAAACACGCCTGACTGGAAACTTCTCCGCGTGAAGCTGGACGACACGGGCAGGACGGACATTACGCTCATCGAGGACTCTGCAGATACCATGGTGTGTACGCATGAGTCTGACATCTCGACGACCAGCTTCTATGCGAGCCACGTCATTACTGCATGTGGTTCGGGCGGCATGGTGATGTTCAATGAACTCAAGCACCTGAAGCGGGCGACGATGTTCCGTGACTGGGGGCGCATCGGCGACAACACCGAACTTGTGGTTGAGCGTTTCAATCACTCGGTCGACGAGATTCCGTATGACTACAAGTTTCTGTATGCGTGCCTCGGGTACAACTTCAAGTCGTCCGAGGTCAATGCGGCATTTGGCCTTGAGCAGATGAAGAAGCTTCCAAGGTTCGTGGATATCCGTAGGCGCAACGTCGAGCGGTACCTTGAGAACCTGAAAGACGCGGCGGGTATCGTCCTGCCGTCAGATACGAAGCAGTCGAACTGGCTGGCCTTCCCCTTCCAGGTGCGTGACCGCCTTGCACTCGTGAACTACTTGGAGGACCGCAATATCCAGACGCGCGTCATCTTCTCGGGCAACATCACGCGCCACCCCGCATATCGCGAGTACCTGGGTGTGTTTCCGAATGCAGATACCATCATGAAGAACGGCATTCTGGTGGGTTGCCACCACGGAATGACGCTCGAGGATGTGGACATTGTATGCGGCCATATCAAGGCGTTTCTGAATCGTGCTTAAACAGCTCGTACCTTTACTAACAATGAAACGAATCCTAATCACTGGAGGCAACGGGTTCTTGGGGTCAAACCTCGTCCGTTTCTTCTTGAACAAATCATACGCGGTCTGTGTCATCTCTAGGCGCTGCACGAATCTCGTAGACGTGATGGACTCCATCGAGTTCATTGAACACACGACGCCCGGATACACCCAGTTCGCGCGTCAGGTCCAAACGTTCAGACCAACTGTTGTGATTCACTGCGCGTGGGATGGAGGCAATAGCTACGCAGATATCAACAGTCCGAAGCAGGTGCATAACATTTCGGATGGTGTTGAACTCATTGATGTCCTGCGGTCAGTTGACTCCTCGCCACGCTTCGTGGGTCTCGGCTCCTTCGCAGAGTATGGCGCTCTCACGTCTCGCGCAGTCGAAACGATGCCCGACATCCCGACTACAGTATATGGACATACCAAATCCTGCTTCAAGACTGTGTCCAAGATGATGTGTGAGCAGAGCGGCCTTCAGTGGACATGGATACGCCCGTGCTATATTTACGGTTCCGGCGATGTACCCACTCGTTTCGTACCTTCGGTTCTTTCGAAACTGCAAGCAAATGAACATGTATTGCTCGACAGCTGCACATCTACCGTTGACTACCTACATGTCGATGATTTCTGCAGCGGGGTTGACACCATACTTGGGTCGAGCGTAGACGGCGTTTTTAATGTGTGTTCTGGCCATGAATATCCTATACGAGACGTTATTACCCTGATGCAGTCACTGACTGCAAGCAAGTCGGTTGTAACGTTTGATGAAACACGTGATCGTGTCGGTCCATCAAAGTATACGTGTGGCGACCCAGGCAGATTGGTGGCACTTGGTTGGAGTCCATTGCTTACTTTAGACGCTGGGTTAAACCGTATTAGAACTTGAGCGCCGAGAATACGGGATGTTGCTTGTGTGCGGGTGCTACGTCGAACATATACACACTGTTCTGGTTCATGACTTGGGTGCGTCTGTATCCGATACTATTGAACCAATCGTCTGTCATCTCGGGAGTTATACCGTAACGCCCGCCCCAACACACTTCAATCACAATGATAGGTTTGTACTTGTTGATCGTATCCAACCCACCCTTGAGTGCAAACAACTCATACCCTTCAAGGTCAAGCTGAATGAGGTCGCAACCTGGGAGGGCTAAATCATCAATGCGCATCGTGGGTGTCATTCCTACTCCTGTGACGTTCAGTGATCCAGCATTGTTGTCAACCTTTCGTCCAAGCGAAACACATCCATGTTTCTCACCTAGACACGCCTGAAACTTGAAGACATTATCCTTCTGGATGTTGCGGTTAATGCAATGGAAAAGAACAGGGATAGGTTCGAACGTATACACGAACTGAAAGATGTCGGCATACTTCTTGGTAAAATACCCAACATTGCCCCCCGCCTGTATCATGATACCCTTATTTGGAACAAGGCTGCTGATTATGGTTGGTTCGTCTGAACAGTTCGTGGTCAAGTCCAAACAGCAACTTTTGGCACCTGGGGCATCCTCTTTGTTGCCGCTGCCGTCGTCCTTGGTCCACCAAACTCCGTTAACTAAGATAATTTGGTCATCCATTTATTCACGCGCGCGCCAATACTTTGAGGACTTGACCGCGGTCAGCTCCTCGGGCTTGATTGGATACATGTACTCCTCGGAGGGGAAAGCGCGTCCTCGGACCTCGTCTACGTACTTCTTGATTGCAAGGAATGTTATCTTGTTCAGCCCGTCCTCGCGGGTCTCGATTCCGTACTTCTTGACGTTCGGAACATTGATAGACTCTGTGAACGCACCGATAATCTCGGGTACGTAGCACTTTGCGAACCACGGGCGGAAGGATGGATAGAATCCGAGCAGGTCGTGCATGATAATCAGCTGCCCGTGCATCTGATTGCCCGCGCCAATTCCGAGGACGGGGACGCTGAGATGATGGGACACCTGATGAGCAACCTCAGACGGCATTGCCTCTAGAAGCAGCATGACCATACCCGCCTTCTCGATAGCCACCGAGTCGTCAACGGTCTCCTCGAAGCTCTCCTTCGACTTGCCTTGAACGCGGTAGCCTCCGAATGAGGCCGTCGACTGCGGAGTCAGACCAAGGTGTCCGATCACCAAGATTCCAGCATCCGTGATTGCACGGATACGACTGGCAACGCGGGCACCACCCTCGAGCTTGATGGCATCGCAGCCAGCTTCCTTGACGAAGCGCATTGCATTCATGATGGCGTCGTGGTCGGACCCCTCGTACGACCCCTGCGGCATGTCTCCGACGACAAACGTGTTCGGTGCACCCCGCCGCACTGCCCGCGCAAATTGAATCATCTCGTCCATCGTGACAGGATTCGTAGTAGAGTACCCGAGCTCGACCATGCCGCCCGAATCCCCCACGAGAATCATGTCAATCCCAGCCCGCTCGGAGGCGTATGCCATGGGATAGCTGTACGCCGTAATCCATGTAATCTGGTCACCCGACGCTTGCATTGCACGGAAGTTAAACAGGGTCTTCTTCGGCATTGCTTACCACTCCGTATAGCCTGTAAGCGTTTACTTGGTTACCCACCCCGAACCCCGATTCGGCTGCACGTAGGGTACAATCATCATGGATTCGATGTGCGGGAACAACGGAGTCATGTTCTCGAGAGCGTTTCCGAACTCCAGCTTCGGGTAGATTTTCTGGGTGGCCTCAACTTGGACATCGTACAGAAACGGCACCAGTCCTATCTTGATGTCGCGAGTGGCCGCCACCGCATTCACTCCAAACGCCTTGGCAATCTTGACAATGTCGACGCCCTTCTGACCGAAGACCTCTTCCGTGCTCGTCGCGGTATACCGCGAGCCAAAGTACTGGTCTTGAAACTGGCGGATGATTCCATATCCCGAGTTGTTGATGATGAGAATCGTAATCGGAAGTTCAAGTGCCGAGAGTGTCAGGAGCTCCTGTACGTTCATCTGGATTCCACCGTCGCCGCAGATGCACACGATAGGAACGCGCTTTCCAGTGGCAATTGCGGCGCCAATCGATGCAGGGAGCGCGTATCCCATGGACGAGTTCCCGAAGTTGGTAAAGAGTGTCTGCTTCGGACCGAGAGCAAGCGACTGCATTGCCCATACGAGGTTTCCACCGCAGTCGGGTACGATGATACACTCTTCGGGAAGCTCGACCGAGCGGAGAATATCGTAGACGTCCCCTGGAACACGGTTCGGCTCGGTTCCAACCATGGGCTTCCATTCAGCGAGTGTTGCCTTCCAGCCCGCGCATGGATGCGGGGAACACGCGTTCGAGGCGAGAAACGATGCCACCGTGGCAACGATAGGGACGTCGATGATGAATCCGCGTTCGGTCAATTTGGTAATCTCCTCTGCGTCAATGTCCACCATCACCTTCACAGAGTGAGAAGAACATGTCTTGAGGTTTCCACCCGTCTGGCGGGTATCCATGCGCGACCCGAGAATAATCAAGAAATCGGCGTTCTGTAGAGCCAAGTTCGCAACGCGGTCGCCGTAGACACCGTGGTATCCAATTCGAAGGGGATGACTATGTTCTATCAGGTCGCACGCGGCCCACGACGTTACAAAGGGCACATCGAGCGTCTCAAGCCAACTGCGTACCGATGGCATAATATCACGACACCCGTTCCCGAGCACGACAATCGGACGTTCCGACGTTTCTAGGAACATGGTCACGCGATTGCAGAGAGACACTGGCTCTGGTGGGGGGAGTGAAAGCGAGACGGACCCGCCCCCCATCTGAAGATTGACCGGAAAGTCAATCAACACAGGTCCACGTCGCCCAGACATCATTTTGGCGATGGCAGTGGAAAACACGGTCTGAATCTCGTCGGCTTTCAGTATCTTCTTTGCGTACTTCGTGCACGACGCAAACGTGGAGTCCACTGGGAACTCTTGGAACCCTAGCTGCCTAGGACACGAGGTAACCGAATCAAGTGACTCATTGACGTTCACTTGTCCGCTGATGAACAACGCAGGTATCGAATCGTACCAACACCCACATACGCCATTCAGGATGTTCTGGACCCCTGGGCCACTTGTAACCAGAACGGCACCAACCTTTCCAGACGCACGATAGTATCCCTCCGCCGCCATGGCCGCTGCCTGTTCGTGTTGAAAGCAGTAGTAGGTTGCCCGCGTCGAGCGTCCAACTGCATCGACGAACGGAACAATTGCGCCGCCCGTTACAATGAAGTAGGTAGTGACTCCAATGTCTGCAAGGCTCTCTACGATACTGTCTACGACCGCCATTATTATAGTAACCACAAATGCCTGTAGATTTCTACCGACATTTGTGGTTTTGTGTTGGGAGTTGCGATGAGTCCGCGGAGGTCTCTAGTTGCTGTAGGCCAGGCCACCCATGCCGCTCATCACGCGCAGCACGTTGTAGTTGACGGCGTAGACGCGCACCTGGGCCGTGCGGCCCGAGCGGACCGTGTTCACGGACACCGTGAGCTGGAGCGTGGCCTTGTCGATACGCGAGAAGTTGCACGTGCCAGACGGCTGGTGCTCCTCGGGCTTGAGCGCGAAGGAGTAGACGTTGATGCCGACCGTCGGCGTGCGCGTGTGGTGCTGGTACGGCTGCACGTAGTTGAAGTAGCGTCCCTCGCGCTCCGTGAAGCGGTCCTGTCCGTTGAGCTGGAGCTTGGCGACCTCGATCGGGTTCTTGCCAGAGCACTTGACGCCCGAGTCCAGGAGGACCTTGGCGAGCAGGTAGTTGGTCGTGTCCTCGAAGAGCGAGTCCTGATCGTTACGGGCGTTCGCGTCGAGCCAGCTGGCACCGCCCAGCGACGGGCCCTGCTGGATACCCAGACCCGGGAGGTACGGGCCCGAGGGACCATCCGACGTCGTCGGGACAACGAGACCCGCGGCGCCGCCACCCAGCGAGCCGCGGCCGAGCACGTCCATGATGACACCCTCCGTGGTGAAGTCATCGGAGTAGTTGAACGGCTGGCATCCGTTCACCTCGGCGATCGGGATCGTCGGCGGCTGCGAGCAGTCGACGAACGAGTCGCGCTGGCAGATCCAGATGAGCTCCTTCACCGGGTGGTTGAAGTTGAGCTGGATCTTGTTCGAGCTCGACGTGATCGACTCGGCGCCCGTGAACTGAAGCTGCTCGATGAGGTACTCGTGCGTCTGCTGGGCGAAGCGGCGGCGCTCCTCCGTGTCGAGGTACACATAGTCGATGTACAGCGAAGCGGCCGTCAGGGACTGGATCGACGTCGGCGTCGAGGCCGAGGTCACAAGCTCCGTGTAGGAGCAGTTGATCCACTGCTCGAACTCCACGTTGATGCGCACCTCGTGGTACTGGAGCGCGATCAGCGGGATCGCCAGGCCCGGGTTGCGGCAGAACCAGAACTGCAGCGGGATGTACAGCGTCTTCGCCGGGGTGCCCGCACGCGGGGCGCACGAGTTCGTCAGCTCAGCGCCCGAGCACGACTGGTCCAGCGCGTAGCCCTGCTGGCTCTTCATCAGCACGAGGTCGTGGCTGTTGCCGATCATCTCGTCGAGCGCGCGCACCGTGCCCGCATCCTGGGTCAGCTGCGTCCAGATCTGCATCCAGTCGCCGTACTGGCGATCGATGCGCTGGCCGCCAATCTCGAGCTCGACCGTCTTGATGAGACGGTGGCCCACGTAGTTGAGCCAGCGGAAGCGGCGCACGGAGGCACCAACACCCGCCGTCGTGAGGTCGACCGCCGGGAGAACAACCTGCACATACGTGCGGTACATCAGGTCCGCGTTACGGTTGATGATGGCCGTCACGCGCTTGTTGAAGTCCGCCTGGCCGTTGAAGGTGACCTCAATCGACTCCATGGCGAAGTTCGTGTGGCGCTTGAACAGCACCTTCCAGAACGTGATCTGCGGGTTACCGCTGATGTAGATATCCTGCGCACCGTAGCTGACGAGCTGAAGAAGACCACCACCCATATTGTTGTTGTGTTTACTCGCAAGAGAAAAGGAAAGCCCGCCGCGCGCGGAAATAGCAAGAAAATATTTACAGGTAAAGAGAGTAACTGGACAATGGTGAACTGCGAGACCTGTTTGCGTAAAGCCCACTATGGGCTACCCGACAAACCAGCAAGGTTCTGTCGAGACCACATACTCGAAGGAATGGTGAATCGGACTGCAAAATTGTGTCAACATGCAGGGTGTACATCCACGTCTCGTGCTTTCAATCTTCTAGGTCTGACTGGGGCATTCTGTAAGAAGCATAAAACCGACGAGATGGTCAACGTAGCGAATCCACTGTGCGCCCACAAAGGATGTAAGTCTACATCGATTACGTTTGATGTTCCAGGAGGCAAGGGCCGTTTCTGTAAAGCACACGCATCGTCGATGATGGTGAATGTAAAAAACCCCCTATGCGAGCATGATGGCTGCGAGTCAACGTCCCGCAACTTTGACGTTCCGGGTGGGAAGGGTCGACTCTGCAAGGACCATAAAGTGGATGGAATGGTGGATGTTCGGAATGCAAAGTGTGAACGCGATGGGTGTACGACGAAGCCCATGTACGGCTTAAAAGGTAAGCCAAGCCGCTTCTGTGCAAAACACAAACTGGATGGAATGTGTAGCCGTGGGGCATGTGAATTCGAGGATTGTATGATATCAGCTTCGTGTAACTATCCTCAAGAGACCAAGCATAGATTTTGTGCCACCCACAGACTTGAAGGAATGGTGAATCTGAAAATACGTAAATGTCAATATTCTGGATGCAAAAAGGCTTCATCGTTTGGGTTCAAAAGACATTCGCCAACCCACTGTGCTACGCATAAAGAGGAAGGAATGACTAACGTTATGTCAAAAATGTGTGAACACGATGGATGTGATATGTGTGCAAGTTTCGCGTTACCGAACGAGAGGGCTCGCTTCTGCAAGACACACTCCGAAGACGGAATGGTCAATGTAATGGCTTCGGGCTGTACCTATGAAGGCTGTGTAAAAACGAATGGGAACTACGGCTTCGCGGGTGAAAGAGGTCAATTTTGTACTAACCACAAAGAACCTGGAATGATCGATGTGATAACAAGACGTTGCGGGGAATGTTCCACGTCTGCGGCGTATGGTAAACCAGGAAGTCAACGTTCACATTGTAGCAAGCATCGGAAACCTGGCATGATCACGCTTCCACGCGCGAGGTGCCTTGTCTGTCGGAAACCCGCTTTCTATGGCGTTAACTATGTCCCTCGACGATGCGAAACGCATAAGACGGACGATGATCAGAACTTGATTGAGCGGGAATGCACCTCGTGTAAGCTGATCATGGTTCTCGACAAGGATGACAAGTGCGAGTTCTGCAACCCCCGTACCTTCGAAACGAACCGTCTCGCCAAACAGAATGCATTGATGGCGTATCTGGATTTCTACGGACTCACGGGTGAGTCGACAGACAGAGTCGTCAATGGAGGAGACTGTGGCCGCGATCGTCCTGACCGCGTCTTTGACTTCGGTGACAAGATTGTCATTTTGGAATGTGACGAACATCAACACAAGGACCGCCAGTGTTCATGCGAGCAGATCCGAATGGTTAACATCTCTCAGGGATATGGCGGTCTTCCAGTGTACTTTATCCGATGGAATCCCGATCCGTATGCTCCAAGCGTGGATACGAAGAAACAAGAACCAGTCGAAAAGCGCCATAAGATCGTCTGCAGCTACATTCTCGATATCAAAAGAGGAAAGGTTGCTCTCCCCAATGCATTGCTTTCAGTTGCTTATATGTTTCATGACGCATGGCATTCCCTTGTTGACATGGAGTGGGAGGTCATAACACACCTAGAGACAATAACATTGCCTACATGATGCCTCGTAGGATTCTGCTCCTCCGATGATTACCTGACCTGAATTAGGGTGCAACCTGCGAGTGAAGTATGCGGGACGTCCACACGAGCAAATGGCAGACAGCAAGGTGACTTTGGCAGCAATCGGAATCACATTCAGAATCTCACCGAATGGCCGCCGTTGGTAATCCCCCGACAATCCGATCACGTATACGGACTTGTAGAGCCGTTCCGCCACGTGCTGAACAAACGGAACAAGTCCCTCGAAGAACTGCGCTTCGTCAATCACCAGCACATCGCAGTCCAGGAAATCGTCCGACAGCGAGTTCAGTGTATGCGTGGTTACGCAGGGCAGCGAATCGCCGTCGTGTGTCTTGATTTCGTGGAGGTCGCCGTAGCGCGTGTCGCAGGTGGGCTTCACCACCATCACCTTCTGACCCATCGCAGTGTGCTTGCGGATTGCCGCCAGCGCATAGGATGTCTTGCCCGCAAACATGGGGCCGAGAACGACTTCGATGGACATTGTGAGTTACGTGCTACCACCATGAAAACAAGAATGGACATTGACCAAGATCAATGGATGGCAATTGCCGTGGTGTCCATAGTTCTTGCGTGTGGAATCGGAGGTCTGTTCTACCACTTTCTCAACCGCGACCGCAATTCGATCTACGAACTTGAAGAGGATCCTGAGGCCTAATCACTCAAGAATCGTCCGCGCGGTGATGTGCATCGCGGCAAGTTCTTGGACCCAAAGTTTCATTGCGTACGGAATCGTCTTTTGCACAAAGTCCGTCTTGTTGCCGCACGATCCGCAGGAGTAGATGCCCTCTGCAGGATTGACAATGGCCAGAGTTCCACACGTCTTGCAGATACCCGTCAGGAACGGGTCCGACACATCCATCAGACGCTCTTTCGTGAAGACGGACGCACCGTGTGAGATCATGCAATCACGCTCCATCTCTCCCACACGCAGACCACCATCGCGCGCACGGCCCTCGCACGGCTGCCGTGTCAGGCTTACAATCGGACCACGGGCACGTGAATGCTGCTTGTCGATGACCATGTGCTTCAGGCGCTGGTAGAACGTGGGTCCCATGAAGATCTCGGCCTGCATCATCTCGCCCGTCTGGCCGTTGTACAGGATCTCGTTTCCGTATGGATGCATGCCCATCTCCACCATGTGAGCCCGCAACTCATCCACCTTCATGTGGTCGTACGGCGTTCCATCACCCAGCGTTCCCTTGCGCACACAGATCTTGCCGAAGATGTTCTCCATCAACTGCGCAATGGTCATGCGGGACGGAACCGCGTGAGGATTCATGATGAGGTCAGGACGCAGACCCGCACCCGTGAACGGCATATCCTGCTCATCCAGCAACATGCCCACCGTTCCCTTCTGTCCGTGGCGGGAGGAGAACTTGTCTCCAATCTGCGGAACACGCTCGGACACCACTCGCACCTTGACGAACGGATAGCCATCGGAGTTCTTGTCCTGCCACACGCCATCCACGCGGCAATCCTCTCCATTCTTGTGTGTGGTGGACGCGTCACGGAACGCGTATCCTGCAGCATCGTGGCGCAGGTTCACAACCTTGCCAATCACCACATCATTCTCCTTCAGCGTGGAGTTCAGAATCGGAATACCCGTCTCGTGGATGGCAGCATAACTCGTGGTCTTGAACTTGCGCGTCGCGTGCTTCTGCGGGCGCATGAACTTCTCCTCCCGACCCGAAGTCACATTGCGGTGTTCCTCGTCCTTGTAGAGCGTGTAATACAGACCACGGAACAGGCCGCGATTCACGGCCGTGCGGTTCATAATGATGGAATCCTCCTGATTGTAGCCACCGTAGCAGGCAATGGCCACCACCGCATTCATGCCGAAGGGCATCTCGTGCATCTTCAGGATATTCATCGACCGTGTCTCCACCAACGGACGGCTGATGGAGCAGAGAACGTAGGCGTTCTTGTCGAGCCGCTTGGCAAAGTTGGTGGCGTAGACGCACATCGACTGCTTGCCCATGGCCGACTGGTAAGTGTTACGAGGAGACTGGTTGTGATCGGACAGCGGAATGGTTCCCGCCATGTGTCCCACCAGCATCGACGGATGAATCTCGTGGTGGGAGTGCGACGTCACCTCCTTGCGAGTCAGAGCAACGCGCAGGGTCTCCGTCTCCGAAGCGTCAATGTACTCCATGCACGCCTTGACCCACGTGTTCCAATCGCCGCGCTCCGACTCGGGCGGCGGCTCGGCACCTGCACGGAACACGGGGCGCACCACGCGGCCACCGTCCGTCTCAATGATGATCGTGTTCAACAGGGTGTACCACGCGATGGACGTGTGCGGGTGCAGACGGAAGGAATGCTTGGCCGACCGCAGCGCCTTGACCACCGTGTGTGGATCCTCGGTGTACGCCGTCAGGACACCATTGATCGTGATGGACGTGCCCGCGTAGACAATGGGTTCCTTGATCCACGTGATTCCAGCCGTCTCCTGCAAGAAGTGGAGAACCGTGTGACTCGGCACGTGCTGTGTTACCGACGTCAGCAGCGACATGGTCTTCACAATACCCACCGAATGGCCCTCGGGAGTCTCGACAGGGCACATGAATCCCCACGAGGTGCCGTGGAGTTTGCGAGGCGCCAGCAACTTGCCCGACTTCTCCACAGGCGTCTGGATACGGCGGAGGTGGCTCAGCGTGGCCGCATACGACATGCGCGACAACACCTGCGAGACACCCACCTTGGTCGCGTTGGACAACGACGTGGACGAGGACGTACCCAGACCCTGCACCGTGAAGTTGCCCGTTGCCAGGGCCTGCTTCAACTTGCCCTCGATGGTGGACAGCTTCAGGATCTTGTACAGGTTGTTGATGTTCAGAATCTCCATCGGCGCAGGGCGACCGTCAGGACCCGCCTTCTTCCACGAGTCATTGTTCACCTCCTGCACGAACTCGTTGCGTGTGTCATTGCAGACCTTCTGGAACAGTTGGCGGAACAGATGGGTCAAGAGCGCACCCGTGGTCACCACACGCTTGTTCGGGTAGGCATCACGGTCGTCCAGCGGAATGTGCCCGCCGTAGGTCAGCAGGAGCCTACGAATCATGGAGGCTGTCAGCAAGGCACGACGCGCGTTCAGGACATCGGGCGTGGTGGTCTCGCCCGCGAAGCGCACGTGCGGTAGGTACTCGGTGGTGAGCAGCTGGCGGACATACGCACACTTGTCCTCCTGATTGGTGCCATACTGCAGATGGCCCGTCAGGTACTGCACGGCATCCTGCTGCGTGAAGATGCCCAACTCTGCACAGTCACGGAACGACGCACCCAGCATGTCCACATGCGAATCGTGTTCGTCACCCCAGATCATGCGAGCGATGCTCCGATCGTTGGTCACGCCAATCGCACGGAAGTACACCACGATGGGAATGTCCTCACGGAAGCGGGGCACACAGGCCACCATCGGATAGCCAAATCCGTTGAACTTGGAGCTCAGACGAATCTCCAGCTTCTTGGGCGGAGTGGTGAAGGACTCGTGCAGGGACTTCATCTCCACCGAGTAGAAGTACTTGGACGCCGTCTTCTTGTTCTGGAAGATCATGATGCGGTTGTCGGCCACCTTCTCTTGGCAGAGGATGGTGCGCTCCGAGCCGTGGACCACGAAATACCCCAGCGGATCGTGGGAGCACTCGCCAAGATCCGTCAGTGTCGCAGGGTAATCCTTCAGCAGACACAGCGATGACCCGAGCATGACTGGCAGCTTGCCCAGGGAAATGCCCTCGAACACGCGGAACTCCTCGTCGTAGGTGTCCAACAACGCCCCCTTGTAGGTGCGGGCCACGAAGCGGACATCGGCGTGCATCTGGGCCGCGTAGGTAAAGTTGCGCACACGAGCCTCCGAAGGAAGCATCGGCTTGACGCGCCCTGTCGCCTCTTGGAGTCGAGGCTTCAGGTAGGTGACGTTCTCGAACGACAAACGGAGTTCATACTTGTACTTTTTCAGTTTCTCATCTTGCTCGTGCCACACTGTGATGGGCGGGGTCGACTGGACGATCAGGGGGAGTTTGTTGCGAACGAAATCTTCGAAGGAGTCAATCTGATGGTCTACGAGGCGACGCACACCCTTCTCGAAATAGGTATTGACGGCTTGCCACTCCATACTGTGTGCCTTTCATTCGCTGTAAACGAAATCATTCGTTTTTAGTAAGCATGGACGCCGAGGTCAAACAGGTCTTTGTCAAGAACAGCAAGATGACCCCCGAGGTTGTCCCCAAGAAAATCACCAAGAGCCGTCGTGTGCTCCCCAAGGCCAAACCAGTCGTCCCACGCAAGATAAGTGCCAAGGCCCATCGCACTTACCCTGTCGGAGTTATGAAGGGAACACGCCAGACCCGTAAGGCCAGACTGGAACCCACCAACAATCCGAGCAAGAGCCCCCCGTTCCGTCGTGGTACTCTGCGTGTCTTGACCGCGCAAGGACAGCGGGACCAGGAGCAGCGTGCGAACGAGGCCACCTCGGGGCTGTCGGTTGACCAGATGCGGTCACAATTGGCCAAGTCGGGGCACGCTGTCAGCAAGAATGCGCCACACGCGTTGGTGGCTGAGATTCACAAGGCTGCGAATCTTGGAGGATTTTTGAAGTGACACTCCACAAAGCATGCGCGTTCTTATGCTAGTCATATCAAGTCCAGGGCCTGTGTATGACAAACTTCGGGAGGTCTGGAGGACGTACATGCACACCCAACCAACCATAGATGCGTTCTTTATAGAGTCTCATCCAGTCATTGTACCGCGGCTTGATGGCGACGTTCTACGTGTTCCTGGAAAGGAGATGTTCTCTACGATACGTCACAAGACTCTGCGAGGCATTGAATACTTCTTCCAGACGCAGCATTACACTCATGTGGTCAGAACGAATCTCTCCTCCTTCTGGATCTTTTCTCGGTTGCTGGAAAGGTTACGCCAGTCGCCTACTACAAATCTGTATGCGGGTATTTTTCTGAAGGATAGATCGATCTCGGGGGCTGGCATCTGCATGACACGCGACGTGGCTGAAAAGCTCCTTCATCGCAGGTCCATTGTCTTCCAACGCGGCGATGGCTACTATGAATGGGACGACGTTTCGTTCGGGCGCGCTCTGTTGCCAGACACACCCCCGACTCATTTTGGGCGATTTGATCTACACGATCCCTCTACAGTTGAAGCGCATATACAACAGCTTCCATCCGATTACTTCCACATTCGTGTCCGACAGACCGACTACACGAATAGGACACGTGAGGGTGAAATGATGCGAAAGCTGGTTGATATCTTTTACAAGTGAGCGGATGACCCATTCCAAGGATTTCCTTGTAAAGAGTAATGACGTCCGTATGGGGTCCGATGGGGTGGATGACTCTCCACTCAATGGCCTCCTTGTATCCCGACGCTCCGACCGCAGCAGAGAAAGCTCTGATGCAGTCGTGGCTTGATTTGTTCGCAGGAACCATCACATGTCCTTCCTGCCAAGGACATTTCCGAGAGACGCTGGATGCATATCGCGCTCGGTTCCCTGGGATGGTGGAGTCGCGCGCCGCGTTCCTGCTCTTTTCCTTCCGTGCTCACAATTCTGTTAACCATCGGTTGCGCAAACCGATCTATTCGACCGTGGCTGAGTGTTTTGATGTCTTACAGAACAATGTCAAGACACGGACCGCAACACAGTACCGTCAGGCGTACTATGGGCACATTACGCGGCACTGGAAAATGCTCCAAGATGCGGCTGGAATGTCTGCCCTTCGTAAGATCGCCGAACTGAACAAGATTGAGTCGTCCTATGCTGTGGCTCGGTCCGATGACTTTAGTGAGCGGATTCCCGAGGGCCTGACGATGATCGGGGAGATCGAACTGCCCCCCGAGGGCGTCCAGCCGAAGTCAATGATGCCCCCTGCGCCTCCTCCTTCGCGTAAGTTTGGGATTGCGGGAGGACGACTTCGGTTACGGACGTAGGCGGGTAGCAAGGGTGCCACGGAACGGAAATGTACGGATCCGTCTCCCATGCAAACCGCTTCATCCACGGGTAGCGCGTATCCTTGGACTCATCGTAGATCTCGTCTGGATACCTGACCCGACGCCGCGCTGTCTTCAGCGATGCCTGTGGCAGGATACACTGCAACTGGTTCGTCACGTGGAATGGAGGCGTTGGATGTTCCCACTGAATCTCGTAGGGCTTCGGAGAAAAGTCGGCCAGTGTCTGAATCAGCGGAGCCTCTGCATAGGGGTAGACCCAACACCAATCGGGAACACGCGAGGTTGTGAAGTACTCCTCGGTCCACTTGAATGTCTTCCAGAACGCGTCACACACAGGAGCCCAGTCCACCACACCATCTAGCAGATGAGCACCTACCTGGGCTTCCAGGGCGCGCCCATCTTTGCTGCACATCCCTGGCTTGCGTCGTTCGAGCAAGATCCTGGTTTCGTGCTTGGCGGCATCGTCGATCCCGTACTTCAAGGCACGCGAGTGGCCGTCTTCCCGAAGAGAGTAGAAAGCCAACGTGGGCATGAAGTCATTGCCGAAGCAGAGGATACACGTTTGGACATAGGTATCCACATCCATTGGAAGAGCTCCCGCAAGGGCTCGGATGGAGAAGGCATCGTCGTCGCGCAGAAGGTAGAGATCGCCCAGCGAGCGTTGTGCAAGTGCGATGAGAACCAAGTCTGCATCCAGTCCGTAGACGGCGATACGCTTGCGGCAAGCGGGCTCAAGAGTTCGTAACCAGAGAAAAACCTTATGTTCCCCTTCCCCATGCTCATCTGTCCCTGAGAAGGTCACGTGTGGGAAAGCCACACGCAACTCACGGACCAACTCCACCATGTACGGAGTCTCAGGTGAGATCTGGTGACGGTCGAATGCACCCACCCTCTCTGGAGTCTTGAAGCGACGGTATCTTTGCTGGACAATCTTTGCGTACGGGACCAATCCATCGAACGCCACAAAGATGCGCGGACAGGTGATTCGCTCCAGATACTCACGCAATCCTCTCACAATACTTCCCACAGGGTCCATGTCATCAAGGACTGCGTGGATGAAGCAGTTGAAGTCAATACCGAACGCATCGGCTTCGAAGGTTGTGTAGTGCTGTTGAATGGACTTGTTCTTCCGCAAAAGGCTGGCCACGTAATACGGGATGCCCATGGTTTACCAACCGCACCAGCGTGAAACCTTCTTGAGTTCAGCGATCACAACGGGTGCCACAGCCTTCATCTCTGTCTGGGCAAAGTCCTTGACTGCCTCCACCGAGGGAATCTTGCCCGCAGCCAGTGTCTCGACCGCGTGAAGGATGTGAGGAAGAACCTGAGTCGCAAAGAACACTGCAGCACCCTCGTCCTCACTTGTACCGCCACGCTTGGCAATAATGGTAATCACCTGCTGAACAGCCTTCAGGCGCTCCTCACCTGTCAGGGAGGTCATGGTCGACACGTGGGCAAACACGGCAAGCGCGGTCGGCACGGGCTTCTTCCAGTCGACGACATTGTACATGCCCGCAATCTCCTCCGCGATCTTGACGACAGGATCCACCACGGGTGCCGCAGGCGCGGCAGGCGGCGGGACCACCACAGGCTCAGGGACAGTAGCGGTGTCAGTGCTCATTTTGATTCTTCCTGAGATTTGATCTCTAAGCCCTTGGAGGGCACCAACGTAGGCGGCTGGATACGCGTAGGCTCGATCATGCCAACCGACGTAGACAACCGAGTCAGGGCAACACGGGTATGACGGGACTTGGACTTGGACTTTGTCTTCCGACGACGGAGTGTGCGTCCCTTCTTAGCCATTGTTCCTAAAAACGGATTTTAAGGTGGCTGAACAACAAGGCTGTGTGCCAAAATGTCTTGCCCTCTCTGCTCTACTCACCTTGTCACCCACACCAAGATGGCCTGCAACGCCTGCGAACGTCATATCTGTCCCCGCTGCTTCTGGGGAACCCGCTACTATTGTCCGATGCGTACGGTCAAACCGAAACCCGATGAATGCAACCGCTACTGCGCGGGTGCCAAGGGATGCACCTTCCACCCCAGACCACGGGTCGAGGATCTCCTGATCTGCGGTCGGAACTGCAACTGCCGCAAGAAGCGTCATATCACCACCACAGAGTTCTTCCCAGCACCCAAGGAGTCACCGCTGCGGTTGGCGTGCAACTGTTGTGCCGCCTTTGATATCCCCTGCACTGAGAACGAGATTGTCTACACGACATGGGGATTCGTGTGTTCCGATTGCGCAGATGGGATTCTCGGCCGTTAATAAATGTGGGAACTCATCCTCTTGGTTCTCGTTGCCATCATAATCGGAGCCATGGTCTTCTTGCCGACCATCAACACGATGGGGGCTGCCCAGGAGCCCAAGTGTTCTTCATGCCCTAAGAAGGCTGCACGGGATGCCATGGGGTCCCAGTAATTTTCAATTGGGTGTATAAATGGTTGTCGAAGCAGGGTACATGGGAGGAATGAATACGCGTGGTGGAACAGGATCGTTTGATGGAGGCCGTGGAGGCAACAACACAATGAGTGGTGGTCGTCGGCGTGGACGCATTGGGACTCTTCGCAAGGGAACCCTGATGGGATACCATGCTAAGGATACGCAGCGGACGCGTCGGGCGACCCTGCGGAAGGTGGTTCGCACAGTGGGGGCACTCTCGGCGTTCCGCAAGTTGAATGCTGTGGCTGTCTATTCCAAGAAGCGTGCCCCTGGAACGGCAAAGACATTCAAGCGCGATCGTAACTGGATTCGCAAGACCTTTCTCTCGCGTAAGAGCAAATGAAGCGCCAGTATCTACTGCTCGCTGCATTGGCGTTGGTGGTGGTGGCTGCCTACTACAGCCGCGAACAGTTTGGCTCAACAGATATCACCTTGGGTCTCAACCCCGTGCCGACGGGTGCTCAGCGTGAGCGGACACTGTGTGGCGACCAGACGCGCGCCGAGCCTGGTCAGTGTTCCCTTGATTCCATGAACGGTCCGAACCGCGTGGTGCCCTTCTAAGCAAGAAGAGCAGGCGGCCGAGGCAGCGGTGCCTTACGTGTCACCACCCGAGACT